CAGGGCGCTGCTTTTGCCAAGACTCAAGCACTTGATTGCGCTCTACAGGATTAACTATCTTGCTTAAATCAGGCTGCGCTGCAACCCATTCAGCTTGTGTCTTAAATGCCATGATTAACCCCTAATCTCTACGTTGGATGTTATGCCAGCACCAATCTTCATTGCTTTCAATTGTGCTTCTGCTTCAAACTCTTGTTGCTTCATTGCAAAGTAAGCCTGTTGTTTCTCACGCTCTAGTTGCAACTTAGCAGCCTCCTTTTCACGCATCATCTGCATTTCAAGAACAGCCTTCTGTTGAGCCATCTCCATGTCAATCTGTTGCTGCTGTTGCTTCAACTGAATGTCAGCTTGTGCTTTAGCTTGGTTGGCTTGTATCTCAGCCTGTGTTCGAGCCATGATTGCTTGAACTTCTGGAGGCATCTGTTGCTCTTGTGGAGGAGGATTAGAAAGCATCTGGTCTTGCTCTGGCGTAATCGCTTTGTAGAACTCAGCACTATCTTTAAAGCCAGCAATCTCAACCATGCGTCCCAATGTGCCACGATACTGAGCAGGTGAAACGTAAGGATTGGCAGGGCCATACTGACCAATCAACTGCTCTTGTTTAGCAAGAACCATAGACAACATAGCCATCTGCTCTTGACGATTCCCTGCGCCTAAACCTACATTAATAGACACATCGTATTGGTTAGCCCATGTTCTAGGGTCAAACTCTACGAACTCACCACGCATACGCACCACACGAGCCTTGTCCTGATACTTACAGAGCAAATGCAAGATGCCTTGGAACAAAGACTTAACACCTGTCTCAGCAAAGATTCGAGCCATCAGTTCTATCTTACCTGCGCCAGCTTGTTGCATAGAGGCAACCGCAGCAGCAGTCACGTTCTGCAAGATAGCAGGGTCTAAACCTTGTGAAGCATCAGATACGCCAGTACGCTTAGACTGTACTGTGTCCAGATATTGAAGCATTGGGAAAGCCTGATTAGCCACGTTCTGAACAACTAACTGTTGAACAGCACCTTGTGACTTGGCACGAATAACACCACCTGCTGTAGAAGTCAGCAAGTCATCAAGGTTTACTTGACCTTCAACCGCAACAACTCGTGCATTGTTTGTCAGATATAAGTTATCCAACATCTGACGAGTAATAGTAGTCTTGATTAACTGTAGGTCAACTGTTCTGTCAGCTAACGAGTTACCAAAGAACTTGTGCGGAATTGGGATAGGACAGATTGAGTGGAAAGGAACATAGTCCACTTCCTCAACCATTTCCTTACCATCCTCATCTTGAAGAATCTCATTAGAAGCGTAGAACACTTGAACCAATGAGGCAATGCCTTTTCCATCTATATCAGTTTTGACATAGCACTCAAAAACTTCAATCTCTTGCATTGAAGGGTCATCAGTCTGCGTTTGATAAGGTTGCTCACCTGCTGCATAACGAGCCACACGCTCTGGTGTGTATGCCAAAGCATCACCCATCTGCAAGCCTTCAACTTGCTTTTTATTAAAACCCATAGCATACAAATCACTACGAGTTAACATCTGACGATGGGCTACGAAAGGTGAATCAGCAATAGTCCTAGCCTTCTTGCTAATCAAGAACTCCTCTGGAGGCACGTTCTCAATGGTGACTTTGCCTGACTTTTTCTTCTGTTGGACAACTACGTTATGAGTAGCAGCCATCACAGGCATACCCATAGGGTCAACAACTGGTTGTCCCATTGGGTCAAATATTGGAAACTCTGTCGTATCTTGCTCGACAATCTCCATAGTCTCATCACTCATCAGCATTGCTAACTCATCGTTAGACAAGTCAAAGTAACGCTCTTTTGTAATGTCTTCTTTGTCTTCCCAATATGCTTTAACGATGCCATTCTTTTGCATCAAGGCATCTTTGAACCAATCATGCAGAATAGCTACACCAGCGTTATCACGATTGAAAACCCAATTGCAGTAGTCTGTGGCCTGTTTTGCAGAGGCTTCATCTCTTGGGCCTTGTGGCTCAAAGACTACAATATTGTCTGAGCCTGTAAAGATACGGACTAAAGAAGGTAGCGCACCATCTATCGCTTCTGCCACTTCTCCTGTAACGATTTGAGACTTACCCTCAACTTCATTACCATATGGCTGCCTGAGATAAGCCTCCAAAGCCTGTTTGCGCTGTTCAACAGTTTCGCTTTCAATAAAGCCAATTGCATCATCAATCTCCGATTGAAGTATTGACTTCAGTTCGTTCTGTTCCATGTTTGTCCTTTGGAGGGCGACCCATTCTGGGTTTGTCCAATTTTAACTCATTTACCACATTTTCAAGCATTTCGATACGCTTTTCAAGTTCTTTTACTTTAGGTGCTAAATTTACACCTTGCATTGTTATATACATCAGACAATCCATTTCGGTAGTTTGTTAATAGGCTTAGACCACGTTGAATGTCCTTCATCCAATCCAAGGGCTAAGTAACGGAACGAATCAGAGCCATGACTTGACCAATCGTGTAGTGGTCTTTCATAGAATATCTTACGCTTCTCATCGTAGTCTCTGCGGTAGTTTCTAAGGCAATTCAAGCCATTCTGTACCTGTGGTACGTTAAACCAGCACCTTGGAAGCAACCTTCTTACTGCTTGGATGCCATCATCTAGTCCCATTCTGGGTGCAATCTTGACCTCTAGTCCTGATTCCTCAAGCATTTCCATTCTGCTCTTACCTGTGCCAAGTTCCCTGACCCTAACGTCATGGGGCAGAATATGCTCTGCTTTGAGATAGTCGTTGTCCTTAATCCACTTAACGTAGTGGTCTAGTCCAACTCCGTGATTCTCGTAGTAGTCAATTAGGCGCACCTCAGTACCCACCAACTGAGCCACCCAGATAGACGTAGAGTCACCCATTCCCAAGTCCCAAGCAGTAAAAGTTCTACTGATTTCCTCTCTGGGTATCTCTTGCATGTGCTTCTTATCTTCTATTTCATTAAGGATTTGCCCATAGTAAGAGCCTTCTACAGCAGCGTCAAAGCTACACTCAAACTCTTGGCGGTATTTATCCTCACCCATCTCACTCTTGGCAGCCTTCAGTTCTGTGTCATCCACTACCCCTGTCTCAGAGGCTTTGAACTCTAGCAGACCCCATCCATCCTCTGTTTTAGCCCTGTCTCGCAACTCTTTGAAGTGGTTGTGTCCCTTTGGCGTACCAATAAAGAGACACCAGCCCTGTCTATCAACCAAGGCAGGTCTGCATATATCTGTCCAAATCTTAGGATTCTGGTCGCCAATCTCATCAAGAATGACCCCATCAAAATACTGACCACGAAGTGAATCGGGATTGTCAGAGCCATATAACTGGATGCGCCTACCCCAGAAATCCACCCTTAATTCTGAGATGTTTGTTGTACCACCTAAAGGCTCTGCGTACTTAACAAGGTAGTCCCATGCCACTCGCTTGGCTTGTCCGTACGTTGGGGCTATATAGGCGTACCTTGGGGCTTCTTTTTGGTTAAGCAGCGATTCACGAATGATGTGGTTTAGGGCAGCAACAGTCTTACCAAACCGCCTGTGAGCAACTACTACCGCAAAGCGTTTGCCTTCTAATAATTGATGCACCCTTAACTGGTGTTCCCTTGGCTTATAGGGAATTATTAACTCTGCCATTTAATGACCAGTTCAGAACCTTCTGGCCCACTATGCTCAACAGCATGGGTTTCTTTCCATCTAGCCCTAGTCTTTAGCCAGAAGATAGCAGCAGCAGTATTGCCGTTCTTTGCTTGCTGGAACAAGGTCTGCCCAATACTAGCGTTAGCATCGATGCGCCCATCGTCCAGTTCCTTCTTGTAATACTTTACTAATGTATCGGAACTAATCTCTAGCTTGGTAGCTATGTCTTCAAAGGTAATGCCAACAGCAGCCAGAGTCTTTACTAGCTTCTTGTTCTCATCAGTAGGCTCATATTTTTTACCCTGTTGCATTTTATATCTCCGAAGGTTCATTGTTAGCGTTTACTAACATGGCTTTTTTACCTGTAAAGTCTTCCCAACGCTTTACTATTACATCGCAATACTTTGGGTCTAGTTCCATTATTCGGGAATGTCGGTTATGTTTCTCGCAAGCAACAATAGTTGTACCGCTACCACCAAACAAATCTAAAACAATTCCATTTATAGCACTACCATCTAAAACTGCTTTTTCGACAAGTTCG